GGCAAGGAAGCAATGGGACGAACTTCCGCGTGTGGAGATATCGATAGCACTTTTGTAAACCATGAGCCGTGCCCCGACTGCGGGTCCAAGGACAACCTTGCCCGGTACTCGGACGGACACGGCTATTGTTTTGGGTGCGGACGGTACGAATCCTCCACAAATGTTGACAAGTGTGGAGGGATTGCACCAACACCAATGAACAGCAGACTGATCGAAGCGGAACCCACCCCGCTGAACAAGCGGCGGATCTCCCAAGAGACCTGCCGCTTGTTTGGTTATGGAACATCCGAACTGAACGGCGAGCCTGTGCAGGTCGCCACCTACTGCGACGAGGGCGGCTTGCCCGTCGCCCAGAAGATCCGGTTCAAGAGCAAGGACTTCAGAATCCTTGGGCATTCAGATCAGATGCTGTTGTACGGCAGGCATCTGTGGAAGTCCACGGGTCGCATGGTCGTCGTGACCGAGGGTGAGATCGATGCGATGTCGGTCTCCCAGTGTCAGGGCAACAAGTGGCCCGTGGTCTCCCTGCCGAACGGTGCCCACTCTGCGGTAAAGGCGATCAAGAAGAATCTCGATTGGCTTGAGGGGTTCGACTCGGTAGTCCTGATGTTCGACATGGACCCTGCTGGACAGAACGCAGCGCAAGAGTGTGCGATGCTGCTGTCCCCCGGCAAGGCGAAGATCGCTCGGCTCCCCGAGAAGGACCCGAACGACATGCTGGTCAAGGGCCAGACCAAGGAGATCATCGATGCCATCTGGCAAGCCAAGGTGTTCCGACCGGACGGCATCGTTGCTGGCAACGAACTGTGGGAATCGATCTCGTCTCCCCCAGAGTCGGAGGCCTGCATCGACTACCCGTGGTCGGGCCTGAACGACAAGACCTACGGTCTCCGTCAGCGTGAACTGGTGGTCCTGTGCAGTGGGTCGGGCATCGGCAAGAGCAGCGTGTGTCGCGAACTTGCACACTGGCTGATCACCAACGGTCAGACCATCGGGTACATCGCTCTCGAAGAGTCTGTCCGAAGGACCGCCTTGGGTTTGATGGGGATACATCTCAACCGTCCCCTGCACATCGAGATGGCTACAGGCAGTACCGAGATCCCTGCTGCTGATCTCAAGTCTGCCTTTGAATCAACCGTAGGATCGGGAAGGGTGTTCCTGTACGATCACTTCGGCTCGGTGGATAGCGACAACCTGCTGTCCCGGATCAGGTACATGGTCCGGGCTCTGGGGTGCAACTGGATCTTTCTTGATCACCTGTCGATCGTCGTGTCCGGTCTGGGTGATGGTGATGAAAGACGATTGATCGACAACACCATGACCGCTCTCCGTTCCCTCGTCGAGGAACTGGGGTGCGGCTTGATTCTCGTCAGTCACCTGAAGAGACCCGAGGGCCGGGGCCATGAAGAGGGAGCCCAGACTTCTCTGGCACAACTCCGTGGGTCTGCTGCCATCGGACAACTCAGCGACATCGTGATAGGTTTGGAGCGAGATCAGCAGGATGCCGAGGACTGCGACAAGATGAGGGTCCGTGTTCTGAAGAACAGATTTTCTGGCGACACTGGTTCCGCTTGTGTCTTGACATACGACAAGGACACCGGTAGGTTGGGAGAGTCGGCGGATGCTGCAGAGGGTCTGCAGACTGTGACCGACGAGCAACCGGAGTTCTGACATGCAGACGTTTCTACCTCATCCCAACTTCAGAATCTCAGCGTCCGTGTTGGATCGCAAGCGTCTCGGCAAGCAACGTGTCGAGGCCCAGCAAATCCTGAACGCTCTTGAGGGCAAGACCAAGGGCTGGGTCAACCACCCTGCCACCCGCATGTGGCGTGGGCACGAAGACGCCCTCCGTCGATACCTCAAGTGCTGCATCGACGAGTGGACTGCCCGAGGCTACAAGAACAACATGGGTGTGCAGGCCCCCACCCACGCCATCCTGCCGCCGTGGGTTGGGGACGAGCGGGTCCACTCCAGCCACCGTGCCAACCTGCTTCGCAAGGACCCTGTTCACTACGGGTCTTTCGGCTGGACCGAAGACCCGACCGCCCCGTACTACTGGCCAGCATAGGAGAAGACCGTGCAGCAGAGAAACATCATCAACGAACTCAAGGATCAGGCCCGTAGACTTGCCGAGTCGATCGACAACGAACAGGTCAAGCCGGAAGACACCTTGTATTGGAGAGCCGCCGAGGTCATCGAGCGTCTGGGCGATATGAACCTATGGTCGGGAGGGTCTCCCGAATGATGTGGGTCTACTTCGACATCGAGACCAACGGTCTGATCGATGAGGCCGACAGAATCATTTGTGTTTCATACGCGGTCAACGATTCCAAAGAGCCCGAGACGGCCAGCACGAAAGAGGAGTTGGATTCCGTCATCGATCTTCTCAATGAAGCGGACTGCATTGTGGGGCACAACGCCATCGCGTTCGATGTGCCGATGCTCCGCAAACTTCGGGCTGACTTCAATCCCAAAGGCGTGGTCAGGGACACGCTTGTCATGTCCCGTCTGGCGATGCCTGATCTCAGGGAAAGGGACATGCTGCCGAAGCCGGGTTGGCACAAGCCTCCGGGGCCTTTGGTCGGCAGTCACTCCCTGAAAGCGTGGGGCTACCGCCTCGACATGCACAAGGGCACGATCTTCGAGAACGTGGATTTTCGTGATCTCCAGTTCTCTCCCGAGGTTGCCCTGTATTGTGAACAGGATGTCCGAATCACCAAGGAGTTGTACCGGAGACACAAGTTGCTTCTTCCGGTTGACGCCTTGGTTCTGGAGCATCAGTTCGCCGAGTGCATTGCGGATCAGATGCGGAACGGTTTTGCGTTCGACGAGTCTTCCGCCCAGCAGTTGTATTCGACGATGGCGGCGGAACGGGACACTCTGGTGGTCGATCTGCAAGAAGAAATCCCGCCCACCGAAATCAAACTCAAGACCAAGACGAAGCATGTGCCCTTCAATCCCGGTTCACGGCAGCAGATCGCCAAGGCATTGACTTCCATCTGCGGTTGGAAGCCGGAAGAGTTCACCCCAAGTGGCGAGGCGAAGTTGGACGAGTCCGTGCTGTCCAAAATCGATCATCCTCTGGCCGTCACGTTTCGGAGGTACTTTCTTCTTGCCAAGAGAATCGGCATGTTGGCAGAAGGAAACGAGGCTTGGCTCAAGTCGGTGAAGGGCGGTCGCATCTACGGGTACGTCAACCACAACGGTGCTGTGACTGGACGGTGTACGCACAGGAACCCGAACATGGCTCAGGTTCCTGCGGTCCACTCTCCGTACGGCAAGGAATGCCGTTCCCTGTTCTCCGCTTCTGAAGGGTATGTTCTCGTTGGTGTCGATGCGGCTGGACTTGAACTCCGCTGCCTCGCCCATTACATGGCCAAGTACGACAAGGGCAAGTATGCCGAGGAGATCCTGACCGGAGACATCCACACGATGAACCAGAAGGCGGCGGGATTGCCCACCCGCAGCGATGCCAAGGTGTTCATCTATGCTTTTCTGTACGGGGCGGGGCCGGGAAAGATCGGGTCCATCGTCGGCGGGTCAGCCAAGGAGGGGGCGGCACTTCAGGCGAGGTTCCTGAAGAAGACCCCCGCTCTCAAGCAACTGCGTGAGGATGTTCTCCACGCCGTGGAAGAGAGAGGTTGTCTGATCGGTCTGGACGGACGCAGGTTATCTATCCGTTCTTCACATTCCGCATTGAACACGCTTCTCCAGTCGGCCGGTGCTTTGGTCATGAAGCAGGCCACCGTTGAAGCAAACAGGATGCTCAAGAGTCATGGAATCGACTACAAGCAAGTTGCCCATATTCATGACGAACTACAGTTCGAGGTCAGGCAAGACCAAGCCGATATCGCGGCAGCCGTTCTTCCACAAGCGATCACCGCAGCCGGGGAGTTCTTCTCGTTCCGATGTCGTCTCGACGGTGAAGCGAAAGTCGGCAGGAACTGGGCGGAAACTCACTGAGCGGGTCAAGGCGTACATCGCTGGACTGTTCGACGGCGAAGGGTGCATTCGGTATCACGACCGTTGTCTACGTGTGACCATTACCAGTTGCTACCCCCATCACCTGACCCAAATCATGGAACACACCGGTCTCGGCAAGATCCGGCGGCGGCGTAAGCGGAAGCCCGAACACAAGACCTGCTACGAACTGGCCATCGACGGCTCCGATGGGGTTGAGTTTCTGAACCTGATTCTTCCTTATCTGAAGGAAAAGAGATATCAGGCAGAAATCGCCACCCTTATCATCAGGTATCCGAAAGCGTCCCTCACGCATCAGTCGCTTCTTCGTGAACTGAAGCGTGCCAAAAGGATCGATTACTCATGAGCCGCCGCGATCACCCCATGGACGACTATACGTCCGATGAAATCCTGAAGTATCTCGCCACCCGCTTCGACGCCTTCGTGTTCGTCGGTGCCCAGACCAAGAACAGGTCCGCACAGGATCTGACCTATTGCTCTGCCGGGGCGTTTCATTCCTGTCTCGGCCTCGCCGAAACCGCCAAGTTGCTGGTCACAGCGGGAGGGCCCGAAGACGAATGAAGACGCTAGCCATTATCGATGCCGACATCGTTCTGTATCAAGTGTGCAGCATGGTCGAGAACCCCATCGATTGGGGGGACGACATCTGGACCCTGCACGCGGATGCCCGAGAGGGGAAGATGGCTTTCGATTCCGCCGTTGCCGACATCAAGGCCCGGGTCGGTGCCGCGAAGACCCTGCTTTGCTTTTCGACCTCCAAGAACTTTCGGAAACTCGTCTTTCCCGGCTACAAGGCAAACCGCAATGCGTCTCGCAAGCCGGTCTGTTTTGTGCCGGTCAAGTCGTATGTGCTGCGTAAGTACGACACCATGATCGAGGGTGACCTTGAAGCAGACGACTGTCTCGGTCTGGTGGCTACAGGGCCCAAGTCCCGCTGGCTCGGATGCGACCGTGCTGTCATGGTCAGCGAGGACAAGGACCTGATGTCCATCCCCGGCGAACTCTATAATCCCAGAACCGAGAGTCACCGAGTCATCACCAAGCAGGAGGCAGACCGGTTCCATCTGTACCAAACCTTGGTCGGAGACCCGGTTGACAACTACTCGGGGTGCCCCGGTATCGGTCCGGTCAAGGCCCAGCGTCTTTTGGACGACTCCCCGACATGGGGAACCGTGATAGAAGCGTACACCAACGCCGGTCTGACCGAGGACGATGCCCTCACTCAGGCGAGAGTCGCAAGGATTCTTCGCCACCGTGACTACAACTTCCGAACCAAGGAGATCAAACTTTGGAAGCCTATACACAAGTCTCAGACTCAGGCTCGCGCGAAGTCTTCGACACCGGCTCCCAGCGAGACACCCGAGTAGGCAAGGGTCGGTATGACCTGCTGTCCCCGTTCGTCATGCAACGCGATGCCCAACACATGGAGAACGGTGCGGTCAAATACGGGGACCGAAACTGGGAGAAGGGTCAGCCGCTCTCCCGGTATCTGGACTCGGCCATGAGGCACATTCAGAAGTACCTGATGGGACACCGCGAGGAAGACCACATGGCGGCAGCCCGGTGGAACATCGGGGCCCTGATGCACACCGAAGAGATGATCCGCAGGGGGATTCTGCCTGCGGAACTGGACGACCTTCCCGAGTGGGAAAGCGACAAGATCAAGACGTTCAAGGAAGCAACGAATGCAGCAGCCACAGCGAGATTCGCTCTTTGACAAGTGCCGTTGCGGGAGGAACAAGCACGCCAACCGCGACAAGTGCTACAAGTGCCACGCAAAGTGGCGGTACCACAACGACCCGA